AGGACCTTTTTGTTGACGCTGTTATAGAAATTACGAACGACCAGGCTGGTTGGGATATGATGCATAAAGCCCAGTTGGAAATGGCTGAGTATTATGATTGGTCGGCGACGGTTGATTTCTTCGACCTCTGTATACAAGGGTTATTCCTTGAACGTCAAACTGACGCTACGGTCTTCCGGCAACTCATCCAAAATAGTGATGCTTATGTGGCTTTCGATTTCGGTGATGATGACTATACAGAAATCGGGAACGACCTGAGTTCCTTCCAAATTGAGAAGGCTCTCAAAGCTTACACCTTCGCTATTGACGACACTTTCCCGGAACATTACGAGGCATATTATGCATACGAAAAAGAAAGAGGTATTGACTACGGTCCTGAATCTTTGGACCGCAATCCGCGATTTGAGTGTGTGTCTGATTTGGTTAGTAAGCTGGTTGACGGTGATATGGTACTCGATTACGGTTGTGCCCACGGCCACTATACAGTTAATCTGGCACTTAGGCATCCTAAGCTCAGGTTCATTGGTGTGGATCTCGAAGAATCAAACATTGTTAAAGCAGCCAAATGGGCAGATGCTGAACAACTTAATAACGTCACCTTTGTACAAGGAGATGCAACGACGGGAGAAGTACTTGAGATCGGGGTACCACCTTCACTGATCATAGTTGCTGAAGTGCTAGAGCATGTCAAGGAACCGACGAACCTGATATCTAATCTGGCTACCCTCGGCCAACCGACAGTTCAGTTCTGCATCACTACCCCGTTCGGACCCTGGGAAGCCGAGGGGTACGAGGAACACTTTCCCTGGCGTGCCCACGTGTGGCACTTTGAGCGTGAAGACCTTCAGAACCTATTCGGTAAAATGGAGAAGTTTAGTGTGAATGTGCTGCCCTCGGGGATGTCTAAGGAGGGTGAAATGCTGGGAAGCTACTTGACAACCTTCACCTGGATGGGTGAGTACCTAGCCTCGTTCGGCACTATTGATACCCAACGAAAAATTAAGAATACCTTGGGGAGGGACTCAGTGACCCTCTGCATGATCGTAAAGGATTCTCCGTTCACCCTGGCTACTGCAATCGAATCGGCTTTGCCTCTAGTGGATGAAGTTATTATCGCGATTGATGACACTGGTGAACACGTTCATCACATAATGGCGGCTGTTAATATGCTTGAGTTTAAGTATCCACTAACTAAATTTGAAAATTTAATGATTGAATCTCCTTTGTCAACCGGATTCGATTATGCTCGGAACCAATCAATCGAACACGCTAACGGTGAATGGATACTGTGGATGGATGCTGATGAAGTCATATACAGTCCACTAGCACTTCGTCCGTACTTAAAGAAAAACCAGTTTGCTGGGTTTGCTATACCGCAGCATCACTTCTCTATTCATCCATTGACTGTGTTGAGAACAGACTTACCAGTTCGTATCTTTCGTAATAACTTGGGAATTAAGTTCTTCGGTCGAGTACATGAGCATCCTGAGATAGAGATGAACGAAGGCGTAGGTCACGCCACGTTAGCTCCGCCAACAGTTCGCATTGCACATCACGGGTATCATGATGAAGACGTCAGACGTGAACGGTTCTCTCGTAACTATACTTTAATGGAGCGTGATCGAGAAGAGTATCCTACCCGTGTAATGGGCAAGATGCTATGGATTCGAGACACTTCACAAATGATTGGATTCGCCGCTGAGTCTGGGTTACAACCTACTCAGAAGATGTACGAGGATGCTGTAGCTGCTGTTAAGCTATGGCGTGAGTTACTCGATGATAATCTTCGAATGGCTTCCGAGGCTCTTGAGTTCTATACACCGTTAGTTACATTCGTTAATCCACCTCACCCGGTTGATTGCTCAGTAGATATATGTGCTAGCTTTGGTGGAATTGACTCAGACCCTGGTGAAACAAATCGGCATCAAGCAACGTTCTACGATACTGAACATGCACGTGCATATATCGATAAGGTGCAAGACGAACAACTTGCGAATTTAAATTCACGTTATTACTAAAAGGCAAGGTAGCTTCTTATGAATGATCAGCCGTCAATAGAAACAGAGATAGCTCTTCTTCAACAAGAGGTCGCCAGTCTTAAAGAGGAGTTGAAAGAATATGAGATATACACAGAAAACTTTATCACGAACTCAACGAATTGGAAGAACGATATCGATAACAGACTTCGCGTTGGTAAAGGGATTGTCCTTGGGATTCTTCTTGCCATTGGTACCGTCGGGAGTCTTACTTTTAATAGTATTCGTGAGTTCATTCTGAAACATTTTATTCAATAGAGGAAAAGAAAATGAGTAAAGCTAAGCAATTTTTTATCACGCAGGTTTGGGACTATCGCCTATCATCCGCACAGCCGACTAATTATCGGGGTATGCCAAAACACCTCATTCCTACTAATGCATCAAAAGAACAAACTCAGGAGTTTCTGAATAACTGGGTGGCTTGTGTTTACGAGAACGGGGAAAAGAACGAACCAGTTGAAATATTTGATACAGGCATTGAGTTTATTGCAGGTAACGCTGATAACTGGAATGCAGGTCACGAAGCGTGTTTCGACTTTCTACTCAGTGTACGTGATAAGTATTCACTACCTGATATCGAGGACTTGAAACCCTGGGTGGCTGAAATCCGTCGGGGCGATCTGATTCGTCAGGAAGCAACTGACGCTTACAACGCTATCATTAAGGAGAAAATGTAATGACACGCTTTGATAGTACGGCATTGCGCAATGCTAAAAATGACGCGCACGACGGGGAGATTGGAGGAAGTGCTTTATTCAATATCCGCACGGGTACGCCCCTGGGTTCGGGTGGTAACGGTACCTTACTCGCCCAATTAACTGGCAACGTCACAGCGTTCTTTGGGGCTTCGGCTTCGGGGGTATTGACGTCCAACGCCATTACGGCAGACTCGTCAGCGAATGCTACCGGCACAGCAGCTCACTATGAACTGACTACTTCGGGTGCTACCTGGGTTGAATCAGGACTTTGTGATACCGGCGGAACCGATGGCGCGACCATTGACAACGCGTCAATTGTCTCCGGCCAAACCGTTCAGGTTTCCGGGAACTGGACGAAGACAGCGCCAAACGCGTAGAGGGGGATACCGTTATGCGTTCTTTACTAAAGAAAAAATGCACTCCTATCTTTTTCATCTTCTCTCAATATAGAAGTGGGTCAGCATTGCTGTGCTCCTTGTTTAATAGTCACCCAGATATTTCGTGTATACACGAAGGGTTGAAGAGAGGTGAAGACGGAGTTCAGTTGGCTGACTCGGCTTTCTTCTTGGTGCCTGGTGAAGTGGATTGGTGGGAGCGCGCAAACCTAATAGCCAGCCGCTATCCGTTAGCCAAACACATTGGGCTGCATGGTCATGTTGATATGTTGAATGATGATATCTTAAACGCTCCATTTCCTAAAATCATGCTATATCGAGAGGATGAAATTCTCGGCGGCGTCAAACAAACCATGATGGAATACGATCGGATCGATCGGGGGTACGACTTGGATTTGGATATCGCCGAGCGTAACATTGCTTTAAGAATTCAGAGGAACAGCATCATTAAGCCGTATGCCACGATGACCCTATCATACGAAAGGATGACACGAGGTAAAAACATCAGTCGATTATCGTGTTGGCTAAATAGGCGATTGCTGTATCACGTTGGCGCGTGCAACTTTACGATGAATACACGGGTCGAAAAAACCCGAAAATCTTTGCCCCGGAATATGGGAGAAATTTATGAGGCCAATAGCTATGCCCGAAAAAGTTGATTTGACGTTCGACCAAACTTTAGATCGAGGCGTGAAGGGAGATAGTACTAGTTTCCCCATAGACGATGATGTCACAAACCTTATCGTGTATGTGGATCGCGCTAAATTAGGCGGGACAATCGATGCTGAAATAGCTAGAGTTTCACTATACGTTTCGCTGAAAGGTGATGATTTCCAACTAATCAAAACGAACGGGTTCGCGGGTGGCGTTCACGTCGCGCGTAAAGGTCAGATTCTCCCGTTCACCACGATAAGTTCCGGCCCATTGCCGATGGTTAGAGGTCGAAAATATCGGTTAGAAATTAATACCGTTGCGCGAACTCGAATCAAATGCGACTGCGATCAATTAATTCGGGGCGTTGGGCGGAGCGCATAAGCGATGACTGTTAGTTACAACAGCAGTCTTGTCACGGCTGATAAAGCTATCACCAGTTTAACAACTGGCGCGCTAAACATTTCGGCTGGAGTTGACGTGTGTTTGTCGGCTGGTGCCGTTTCGAATGATGATGTAAACCACCCTTCAAGCATAACATTAAATACGCCGACCCCTGAGAATTTTACATCTCAAGTTTCGGCTGCGTTCGATACTTATCACGCCGCGTCGCTTTGGACTTTAGTGCCTACCGTAAAAGACACAGACACAGTAACGGGGACATGGGGGACATCGCGCGATAGCGCTGGATTGGTCGTTGGTTACTTTGAAAATGTAGACCAAACGACGCCTGTGGGGACTACAGCAAACGCGACCAGCACCGCTGGCACTGGGACTATTACAGCTTCACCGACTGGTGAAACGTCCGACGATATGCTCACTGATGTTCTATATTCGGAAGACCCAACAGGCGCGCGAACCGCTGGCGCTAACCAAACTGAGCGAGAAGTTGGTGCTACCACGGGAGGCTCCTATAATTGTGGCATTAATATGTCCACTCAAGCGGGGGCTGATGGCCCAGCAATGACTTATACTAAAGCCGCGGACAATCACAGCATTTATTTATCATTGATACTGAAAGGCATCAGCGCTAAAACTTTGACGATGGCTCAAACCGAAGCGACCGAAACACAAGCGGTATCATTGCAAGTCCCGACTGACATAGCCATTACGCAAACCGAAACCGGGGAAACCAATTCAGTGTCACTGGAAGTCCCGGCCAATCTAGTGATGATTCAGTCCGAAGCGACCGACGTGCAAACTGTTCTGCTAAACTCGATAGCTAGTTTAATAATGAGCCAAACCGAAGCGACCGAAACGCAAGCTGTCTCCTTAGCCGGTTTGATTACCCTGGTGATGTCGCAAACAGAGTCTTCTGAGTCACAGAGTTTGCTGGTACAACTTCTAACTTCAATCGTCATGTCTCAAACTGAAGCTAGTGAATCTCAGGCTATTTTGATAGAAGGTATTATCCAATTAGTTATGACTCAAACTGAAGCTAGTGAATCTCAAGCTGTATCCCTGGTGAGCGTAGTGACCTCTGCGTTAACGATGGCGCAAACTGAGGCTAGTGAAACTCAGAGTGTTACTGTACAGGGACTGATTGAATTGCTTATGTCACAAACTGAGCTAACTGAATCTCAGGTACTAAACCTTGAAGTTCCAGCGCAGCTAAGTTTGTCGCAAACTGAGTTAACTGAATCACAAGTAGTTTCCATTGAGAATCTCATTCAATTGGTTATGGCTCAGACGGAAGCTAGTGAATCTCAAGCTGTATCAATTGAAGTTGTTGCAGGTGCTGCCCTAGTAATGGCTCAAACAGAATTAAGCGAATCCCAATCGGTGAACCTGCAGAACGTTATTAGTACGTCAATCTCTCAAGCTGAGTCTTCCGAATCGCAATCAGTAATGGTTGAATTAATTTCTCAATTGTCAATAGCTCAAACAGAACTCAGTGAAACACAGTTCGTTAGTTTGGTTGCTATACTGGTCTCTGTCGCGATACTAATGGACGTCGAAGAAGGCTTGTCAATTGATATGTCGATTGAACCAGGCTTGCCAATTCTCCAATCCCTACTAGACCACATTGAGGGTACTATAGAATGAGTTCTACACTAAAGAAAAAGCTAATCGGTAACACAATCAAAGTTACTTGGGTTAGTAGTGGAATAACACCGAGCGCAATTAGTCTGTCGATTTTTAACGGTAGTGATACGTTAGTCAACTCACTATCAATGACTAGTAGTGGTAACGGTCATTATTACGGTTTGTATACCCTGGTGAATACCCTGGGGTATTACGTTGCTCAAACAGATGCAACTGTCGCTAGTAAACCCTACAAAAAACGATTCGCTTTCAAAGCTATTTCTAAGGAGACTGACTAATGGGTACATATGCTGATTGGAAAGACGTCATAGACAGGTACAGTAAATTATCATCGGCTGCTGATTCTATTGAAATGGGTGATGGCTACATAACCGGTGCAGAGGCATTTATTAACGCGATGCTTTCTGGACCCTACACTGTGCCAGTATCAGATAATCCACCACTACTAAAAGACATTTGTGTTGACCTTGTGTTTGCTAAGATGATGATTGGAAAAGACAAGAGTGTTAAGGAAGTTCGAACTCAGGCACTTCAAATGTTGAAAGACTTGGCTAGTGGTACCATGGATTTGATTGACGAGAATGGTTCCGCTGTTTCAACTGTTGGCCAAGCTATCTGGAGCACATCAGAGGATTATCATTCCACCTTTAGCGAACTCGGACCTGATGGTGATCTGATAGATCCTGAACTACTGGAAGACTTGTATGACGAAAGGTAATTTCCAATTGAAGGTTACCCAGACGCCTGACGCTGCGAAGATGCAAGCTGTCTTGAAGAATCTAAAAAGAGAGATGGTTGACTTTGCTAGGTTCCATAAAGCTGCGGCTGTCCTTCTTGATAGATGGGTGCAGAAGAACTTTAAAGGTCAGGGTAAAACCCTGGGAGCTGACGCATGGCCAGATTTTAAAATTGGTGGTCGTCGTATTAAAGGTGGTGGTATTGATTCTTCAGCAAAGCTTTTACAAGATACCGGTCGATTGAGGATCTCACATCTACCATTCTCAAGTGCTAAGGATGCTGGTATTGGCTCAGACCTCCCATACTCCAAAGCACATCACTTAGGCATGGGGAATTTACCAGCAAGGCGTACTTTGCCAATTGCGTCTGAAGTTTCTAAAGATATTCTTAACGAACTACAACGACACTACGAGGCTAATTCCCGTGTTAACTTCTAATGACGTAACTAAGGCAATTGAGACTGCATTCAATACTGACCCAGCATTTGAGGGTCGTAACATTTGTCGAAGTGACACTGTTAACACCGATCCTGAGCTTTGTCCATGGGTAGGTATATACGGAACTTCTATTGTCTACGATCCAGAAACCCTGGGGCAAGGTCCCGAAGCTTGGACAGGCGCAGTGACGTTAACCATAGTCGCACAGGAAGTTAACTATTCTAGTGGAGCTGAAGTTGAGGACTCTCTTAACGCCTTGGTAGAATTAGTTATAAACAAACTATTTTCAGATTTATCGATTCGAGGTATCGTCGATATTGTAAAAGGAGTGGACGTAACGTACTCGTACGTAATCGGTTCTGAAACCGAAGAGTTGTATTTCCAGTCTGCATTTATAACCGTTGAGACAGAGGTATCAACATCATGAGTAAATCGTTTAAAGTTATTCGCTGGCTCGGCGATGAAAAAGAGTTGCCCGGTATCGGTGTAGTGTCTTACGACGATACCAAAATAATGGATGCGACTGTCGCAGATAGTTACATTGAACAGAAGTTGGCTGAGGAATACAAAGCGGTCAAACAGGTTAAACCTAAATAGGAGAAACAGTAATGAGTTACGGTCAAAAAACCCACGTCGCTTTGTCATTCCAGAATTCGTGGGATACTGCAAACGTCAGTTCGCTCTATCACATTCAACATATCGAGGAATCAGTCGGGCTTAATATACCCCCATTGAAAGACGGATCCGCTCGTGGTGTATTTGATGAAGGTGATAGTTATCAAGGACCTCGTACGGTTGACGGGGATTTTATTATTAATGCTAAGTCGATTCCCCTAGGTGTGTTATGTCGTGGTTACTTCGGTGCAGCTACGGTAACACAGGAAAACTCTGCGAGCGTATTCAATCATGTCTTTAAGTCAGCCCAGGCAGACTTCGACGAGTTTAGTGCGCACGACCCGATGTCGTATTTCAAGTATATGGATGACGGTGGTTCGGCTTCCTTATTCTATAATCTGAATATCGGGGCAATGGAATTTGGTGCGGAGAATGGTGAGTTCTTAACTGCCAAGGCATCATTCGTCGGTGGCAAGTTCTCACAGAATGCTGACATCGCGGCAAGTTATCCAACAGGTAAGCGGTTCACCTGGGACGTGTCTAGTCTTCAGATAAACGGTGTAACTAACGGAAACCTGAAAGCGTTATCAATAGTATCTGATGATTCCCTGGAGCCGATGCATACTATAAACAATAGTCCGTATCCTTCCCATGTTCTAAGGTCGGCCGAACGGGTTATCGAAGTTTCTGGTACAATCATCTTTAAGAATCAGACTGAGTGGCAGAAATTCATCGCTGGAACTGAGCAGCCGTTTAAGGCTTCCTTTGGTGGTGTTACAGCTATTTCATCGGGTTATATAGATGAGATTATCCTCGAAATGCCGGCACTCCGTTACAGCGAATTCAAACCCGTTGGGGCAGGCCCAGGTAAAACCGAGGTCGGGTTTACCGCTGAGGCCAAGTATCATACCGGGTCGGCAACAGCATTGCAAGTTACATTAACTAATACCCAAGCGGTATACTAGAAACAGGAGCCATTACTAATGAGCAAATTTACTAAGAGCTGTCCTTACGAAACTGAATTCGAAGAGGACAAAATTACAATGAACTTGAACCGGCTTCGTCGAGCGGACATGATGGTGTTGATGCCTTTCATGAATGAAGCCGGTAAAGGCGAAGTTAAAGTCGACGTTGACTTAATGAATTTGGCGTCAGATCTTCTGCCGAACTATGTCGAGAACTTCAAAGGTCTTAAGGATGAAGACGGTAACCCAGTAACTATCGAAACTGTTTGTGATCAGACTTACTTCATGACATTAGCAGGAGAGATTATCGCTGAACTATTCAACATATCTAAGTTGGGTGATGAAGACTCAAAAAACTCCGACAAGCCACGCAGCACTACGGACGTGGCACAGGAACGAGACGAGACATCATCCTCTACGATTTCGCATGTGAAGAGTGGGTCAAAATAGTTGTGGGTTGTGTAAACTTAACTGCCGAAGGTCACGCACCTTCTCAATGGTGTTGGCCCGACGGGGGTACATACGCCGAACAGGATAATGTTGTTTGTGAGATCTTTACGATTATTAAAGATGAACTTCACAGACTAAATACTCCTAGGAAAAAGAGAGGAAGATAGTGGCTAACGTCATACAGTTTACCCTGAAAGGTGTTGATGGTTTGTCAAGTACCTTCGGTAAAGCAACTAAGTCAGTAGCGAAGGCAGCGAAGGCAACAGTCAAAGCAGCAGCACGAGTTGGTAAAGTTGCCGCTCTTGCTTTCACTGCTGCTGCCACTGCTACCGTTTTATTTCTAAACAAGATAGCTAATGCTCAGGATAAAGTTGGAAAGCTTTCGACGAGATTGGGCATAGCAGTTGATAAGCTATCAGAGTTTCATTTTGCTGCCAAGCTCGGTGGTGTCGAAGCTAATACTTTTGACTTAGCTCTACAACGTATGACTCGACGAATTGCAGAAGCTGCCGAGGGTTCTGGTGAAGCTAAGACTGCCATTGCTGAGCTGGGACTTAACGCCAGAGATTTAGCATCGATACCACTTGACCAACAGATGAACGTTGTAGCTGATTCTCTGTTAGGCGTAGAGTCACAGTCTGATAAAGTCCGATTAGCCTTTAAGCTGTTTGATTCAGAAGGCGTATCAGTGTTACAGACAATGCAGAAAGGTTCTCAGTCGTTTAAGGATGCAGCAGCTGACCTAGCATTCTTAGGCGGGACAATGGACGCGCAGGGTGTAGCTAACGCAGAGAAATACAAAGATTCAATGCTACGTGTCACAACTGCGTTAGGAGGCACAGCTCGTGCAGTAGGTAACGAATTGATTCCCATGGTTACTGGATTAGCTAATCAGTTCGCTGACTTCGTAGCTAACAGCCGTGGAAACATCGTACTGTTTGTCAAGAGTGCAATAAAGAATATCCTAACATTTGGCAATGTAGTTGCCCAGGTGTTTAACACTGTTGGAAACTTCTTTTCTCGTTTGTTTGATCTAGATACTACCGCGGACGTATTGAACGAAGTGACTGCTGGCTTCAAAGAAATGTTTGTTGGAATCTTAAACATGGCTATGGATATTGCCCCATTCCTCGCTAGGATTTTTGTATCTCAGTTTAAAATTATATGGACGTCTTTTGGATCCTTCGCAGAGAATGCATGGCATAATATTAAGTCTTTGTTTGATGATGATATAGTCGCCAAATCATTCGGTGATATTATATCAGAAGCTGCAAAAGCTGCGTCCGCCGAAATGGATGTACTAATAGAAACCATGGGAGGCGTATCTGAAATAGTACTGGAGAACGCTGATTCAACAGGCACTGCACTAAAAGAAATGTTTGGTATTAATACTGAACTAGCATCAGCTCAAGCAGAAGCTATGATTGAACAACTATCAGTATTTGGTGAAGCTGTTGAAGAGATAGCTGTTATGAATGCTGAGAAGGTTTCCGGAATAATGGACTTCATGCGAGAACAAAGTGAATTATTCTTATCTAACCAGAAGTCATTGACTGAAGAATTCGCTAAGTCTCTATTTGCTACAATGATGAATACAACCAAGGCTATTGGTCAAGGTGTTGGAGAAGTGATCGTAGAAGGTGAGAAAGCTTCCAAGGTATTTAAGCAAATAGCTAAGAACGTTTTAAAAGAAGTCATCGCTACATTTGTCGCTATGCAGATTCAACGTAAGATAACTTCTGCGTTAACTATAGCGTCTGTTAAGACTGAAGCTTCCGCGGAGGTAGGTAAGGCAGCAGGATTAGCAGCAGCCAATACCCTGGCGTCAGTATCAGCAGCACCTTGGCCTATAAGCTTAACTGCCCCTGTAGTTGCTGCTTCCCATGGTAGTCAAGCACTGGCACAGTTTGGATCATTCTCAGCAACAGGATCCTCGCTAGGTGCATCAGTCGCAGCACATGGTGGTTTAGGATTCGTACCTGAGGAAACTACAGTACTTGTCAATAAAGGTGAACGAATTATCAGCCCCAAGCAAAACGCTGATCTAACAGACTTTCTCGATGCCCAGGGTAGCGCAGGTGGTGGTACTAGTATTGGTAATATCGAAATACAAATTAACACATCAGCTGAACGGTTTGAAGACATCAGTGACATTGAACTTGAAGTCTTTGTGAGTGAACGGGTTATCCCCGCCCTTGATACCCTGGACAGCGCCGGTATACGCCAGGCTGCCATTGAGAGGAATCTCGACTAATGCCTATTATTCTACAAGACACAACCAGTACTGATACGGTTGTTATAAACCCGGAGTTCAACTTTGAAATACCCCACCGGAAACTTGAAGACCGAATAACGGTTCGAGATGGTTCTGATTATGTATACAAGTGGGGTAGCTTTAAAAACTTCAAGATGGGTGTTAGGTTTATCTCGGAAGCTGACCGGGCAATCATCAATGGTTGGTGGAAAAACGATACCCCTCTTAGGTTCTGGGATTCGTTCGAGGGATTTGAGATTAGTAATTCTATTTACATAGGGAATTCATTAGACGTTACTAGTCAACTGGCTGCAGCATCACGTTTACGTGAGGCAAGAATTTCTGACGACGGTTTGAAGTTGTGGGTTGTGCAGAGTATACCTGCAACTTTGTTTGAATACGATCTATCAACGGCTTACGATCTATCAACGGCTATATACAACTCAGTGAACCTCGTTCTTACGGGCGTGTCTAGTTGCCAGACGTTCTTTTTCAAACCTGACGGCCTCAAGTTGTTCTGCCAAGATATCAGTAGCGATGATATAACACCGTTCACATTAACAACTGCTTGGGATATTACAACAGCAACACCTGATGGCGTTACTAGCATTAATTTTTCTACTGAAGACGATTCAACAGCGGGGATGGTTTTTTCAGGTGATGGCGCTGTGTGTATTTTACTAGGTGCGGAGACTGATAAAGTATATCGCTACACGTTATCGGCTCCGTGGGGTATTGAATCATTTGTATATAGTGGTCAGAGTTTCGACGTATCATCCGAAGATGGAATTCCGTTTGGCATCCAATTCGCTTTTGGCGGCTTCAAAATGTACATAGCAGGTCTTACGATGGACTCCCTTTTCGAATATGACCTAGCTACACCTTACGATATAACAACTTCCGTTTACAATGGTGCTGTTTACGATATGCAAGTTCCAGTTCCAGCACTTAACGCACCACGGGGCGTATCGTTCAGCCAAAACTTTAAACACTTCTATGTTCCAGATAGTACCACTGACACTATCTATCAGTTTGCCACCAACGCACCGACAGCTATAAACATTAAATTAATTAATAGAAGCCTACCGATCGATTCAGTTATTGAACCTCACAACAATTTGTTCAGAGGTAAGTTGGATTTGAGGACATACGAATGAGCAACATTTTAATGGCGAATAGTTTGTCAAGTGTTTTAGTCTTCCCCAGGTACCAGGGATTTTTAAATTCATCACAGAAGGTGGGTTCCAAATATACTACGGATACTGGGGCTTATTTTAACTACACCTGGGTGATTAAGGAAAGAGTTAAATTCACTGTAAGTTATGTCAACTCATCCTTTCGGTCGGTTGTGAATGATTGGTGGGAAAACAATACGGACTTGATCTGGATACCGACAGATGTAACCTCGGGTTCTTTCAATGTTCGCTTGGTGAATAAGACTGCACCTATTAGTAAATTGTCTGAACCTTACGATAAAAGATTCGAAGGTATCATTGAACTGGGATCATTCTAATGGTTACTGATAGTTTTATAGCGAAAACAAAACGATTTAAACCGGGTAGTCCCCAACGGACTTTCATAGTTGGTTCGGACGACTATAGTAATCGAGTATTAAAATGGCCTTCAATCTCTACGAAATGGGATGAGGTAAAACCTAAAACAATATCCATCCCCATTATTAATACTGATAAGGAGTTGAACGCTATTCGGTTAGACAAAACTTTGATGGAACAAACCACGGTACTAAAATTTGGATTTGGCCCAGGCTCTGACTCTGATTTAGCCGGGGCGGTAGATGATACTGTATTTGACTACACTACCCAACTTGGGGCTGCTGCTGATGTTGTCTTTAACGCAGCTTTCACTAAAATGTTTATCCTGGCAACGGTCACTGAAATATACTCGTACACCTTAAGTGTCGCGGAAGATTTAAGTACAGCAACTTATGATACCGTAACCGCTTCATTAACAGAAGTTTCAGTCGCTAGTGGTATGGTCACGGGAAATGCTGGTCAGTATCTTTTCGTCAATTCAATAGCTTTTGAAAAGATTTTCAGGTACGAGATGTCAACGCCGTGGGATTTATCTACTATCTCGTATAGTGGGTCAGGCTTTGACCTTGATACGGCAAACGACGATTCGACAGCTTTCGGGTTAGCTATAAACGATATCGGGACTAAGTTGTTTATGATAGGTGGTGACCAGAAGATACTAATACAGTATACGTTGGGCACAGCATACGACCCTTCAAGTGCTACAATCGACAAGACTTTAGACCTATTCGAAGTATTGGGCCTTGATTTTTTTACCCATCTAAGCATTAGTGAAGATGGGACAGCCATGTACGTTCAAGGAACAACCACTGTTGGAACAGATAGGGAGGATTTCATTTTTGAACTTATACTCCCGAATGCTTTCGATTTATCGGGTGCAATTTATAACGGAGTCTTTCATTCTCAGGTCGCTGTTGGCGGCGTGTCTTACATCGGCGGTTTTAAAATACTTAATAACAAGACTAAGCTTTATAAAGTGATGCAACTTGTACCAGACCGAGAGGTTCAGTCAATGGATATACCAGAGAATACGAGTGGGGAAGATTCTATTGTATTCTCTGGTAAAATGCGAACTCTCAACTATTCAAAAGAGCTTTGTACTATAACGGTCATTGATAAGTTCCAACAACTATCTGAAAGAAAAGTTGGTACTCCTGACGTTCCAGTTACGTTCTCCAGTGGCACTGATCTCCCCACTGATATAGTCTGGGCAACCGTTACATCATACGGAGGTTATAGTAATGTTCAGAGCACTTCAAACCCGGATATAAACTGGGACTCTTTTAACGCCTGGGCTGCGATCTTCAGTGGTGACTCGGTCTTCATGGAAGCTAATTTCACCGGACAAAAAGTCACGGAGATACTGAGGAAAATCGCCAGGCATACTCACTCCGCTATTTTTATCAACGAAGATAAACTTAACTTCAACCGGTTTGGTATCGTCTCGGCTGCAGTGGGTTCTTTCGATAACTCAAGCATTAAAGATTTGACTTTGAAGTTTGATACTAATGATGTTGTCAATCGACAGCATGCGTCAGGTGGTTACGACGTCACTTCAAACTTTCATACATTCACAGTCTTTACGGATGACACTACGTCTATTAATAGCTTTGGTCTTAAAGAAGACTTAATAAAAGATAATAATGTTTGGTATGTGAACTCGTCTTCGGCTTTGAACTTTACGCAGCGACGGATATTAGCTAACTCGGAACCTGACGACAGGCTTGAAATTACAACTACTATGGCAGGTCTATTTCCTACAGTCGGGGAAACGATATATGTCCAAGACGATTTCCATTCTATTTCAGAATCTTATCGGGTACTTACCAAGCGGTATGATATGGACAAATCTTTAATCAAAATGAGCGTTGACCGAACTCAGATATCCTTCCCATTCGTTCTTGATGTTACCTCCCTGGGTAGCACAACGGAGGTACTGACATGACTTGGACAGGACGTACTTTCTCCGGAACTTTAACTGCTGCCCAGTTGACGAATCTTCAGGCGGATATTCTCGCCAAAGCTAATGGTGATACTGGTGCACCTAAGTTAGTCACAGCTGCTATCGCCAATGATGCATTCAACGCTGCTCGTATAGCGGCAGCTGCAGTTGGTCGAAGTGAGCTATCTCAAGCTGCTGCAACTTCAGCGGGAACATTAGCAACCGATACTGCTGTGAGTATAACCTTGAATGATTATGCTTTCTTTCCAATGATACATTCAACACCGAATGAATTCGTTCTTGTTCGGTCACACGATACAGACGGAGGTAGTGGGGCATCACCACGGTTCTCTTTACTAAATGGTCCTATCGCAAGTACAGATTACGATATTGACCACCTCTATCTAACAACGGGGGTATAACTATGACCTGGGTAGGAACAATATTCCAAGTAGGTCAGGAGCTTCACGACACTGCCCTTAACGCTGTCAATGACGATATCACAGCACAAGCTAATGGTGATACTGGTGCACCTAAGCAACAAGTTGGTAGTTATGCAACAGGATCTATTACTGCAGCTAAGATCGCAGCCAGCGCTGTCGTACGAAGCAAATTAGCAACAGCGCTGACGTCTACTAGTGGTAGTCTTAGTGTTGGTGAAAACGTAGGAATTATTCTAAGCCGAAACGCTTTCTTTCCTATGATCTACGTATCAGCACAACGAACTACCTGGAGACCTCACTTATCTGACGGTGGTAGTGGTTCATCACCTAGGTTTTCTTTAACAGCTGTCACAGCGGAAGCTTCTTATGAAGTTGCTTATCGCTATGTTACAACAGGGTCTTAGACATGACTTGGACAAACCAGACATTTACAGATGGACCCATCTTAACTAGTACGCAGATGAATAACCTGCAAGCTGATATCACAGCGCAAGCTAACGCCGATGCTAGTGCCCCTCAAAATGTTCAAGCTAGTATTGGTCTACTATCTGCTACTGCCATTTCCATTGCCACTGCTGCTGTAGGAACATCTGAAATTAAAACTTCCTTAGCGTCTACTGCCGGTAGTGCTAGCCTGGCTGAGTACGTATACTTCACCTTTAATGATTACTGTTTCTTTCCTATGTTTCATTCAGCTTCACCAGCTACACTATCAGGACATACTACCGCAGGTAGTGATGGTTCACAACCACGCTGCTCTTTGTATTTTACTTCGGCAAGTAGTTACGATGTTGATCATCGATATGTCGCCGCCTCATAAACTGAGAATAACCTATGAAAACACAATACGCTAGAATTTATTTCGCCAACGGTAATCCGGACATTCCTCTATGTGTTCATACACAAGAGACACCTTTCTCGGATGCAGAGTTTAATCCTGTCGATCATGGAGAAATAGATGGTGAATACTATGACGTCGAGATTTGTTGTCAAGGGTACATCCGAGCTCGAGAACTATTGGACAAGGTTGGACGCTGTTCTGACAAACGCTGCCCGGTATCTCTATCAGATGAAATTGAAATATCTGAACCCTGTTGCATTATCGAAGGTGAAGTTAAAGAACGTCGAGTACAAGAAGTTAAGTCTTTAATAGACAGAATCAAAGGAGTTAGTGAAGAAGACGTTATCGACGCATTAGTTCACCAGGGACGGATAGTTGGTGATATTTCAGAACTAAAATTCACAGAACTTGAAGGGATCAAAAACTTAATCGGAGGTATATCCCCCATGATATTTATCAGCATTGCACATCACGAGGAAAAGCCAGGTGTCAGCTATAACGGCTTCAATGAATATGACGAATCAATTCGATGGGCTAACTGCTTAGCTGAGATACTTGGTTCTCAATGTCTACTAGTTCCCCAGGGTACAACTAAACGTAAAGTTCGATTCATCAATGATCGTGATCCCTCAACCTCAATAGCTATTGAAGTACATTTCAGCCATAATCCTGATACGTCGACTGGCCCTAATGGTGAAGGTTGTACTACGTTATACGCACCAAGGAATACTAGTAGTAAACGTGTGGCGGAGGTTGTGTCAGACGCTGTTGGGGAGCACTTCGGGATAGACCAAGGGGTTAAGGAAGGGTATTATAAAGATGATCCTGCTAACGGTCCAGACTTCTTCTTATCAAACGTTAACTGCCCTAGTGTTATTGTCATGCCGGATTTCATACATCGAAAGGGTTTTATTACCCAACTCAGAAATCCGGCATGTGTTGACATAGCGGCAGCTCTACTAAAGGTTCATGACGAGTTGTACTAGTATGTCCATAGAGTAGTTCGACAATACAGCATGTCTAAGCTTGCTCCGGCGTCTTCTGCGTATGGCCAACCCTTAGCATACTGGGAATCATTAGAGTACCCACACCGATGTTTATCCCAGTGGTAGTATATATCAATCGTTGAACCCCACCGGTCATCATCAGTCCAATCATACTTTTTTGCTTCGTCAGGCTGTTGAGCTGTTGTCACACCTAGATCAATAGCGAAGCTATTAGTTAGATTGGCAGTAACACTAAAAAACATTTGATCAAGTGATGACTCTTTTTTACCGTCGATGCTCTGACCGGTGAGCCACTGAGATACGTGTTTGTATCCAGCGTTGATGGTAAACATCTTCGTTATAGGTCTCAGTGCATAGATAACTACAACTGCACCAACTTGATCGTTGCTTTTCCAATCGTACACTTCATCTACTAAACTGAAGTTGGCTGATACCCCAAGATCAAACCGTATCTCCGACTTAGCTTCCGCGTTACCTGTAGACAGAACTATAACTACGAAAATCATTGCTGCCCATAATGTTAGGTATCCAAAAAACAGGAGAATTCCTGTAAGTATTCTTGATCGTTTATTTTTCATTTTAGTATCCTCGTAGTTACGCTGGGTCATCAGGATCTGAGACGCGGTCGGAAAACGCCAGAATTTCGTCTTGCAGTGTCTGAAGGTCCGAAGGTTTACTGATTATCATCAGAATACCAAATAAACCACAGGCACCAGCGAAGAATGCTCGCTTAATTTCTTGAGCTTGTAGTTTAGTAAGATGGGTTGATGGTCCATACGCTGCTGCTTTATACGACTTGTAAGAATTTTCGATTTTGTTCATAGTACTAATACTCCTGATAAAGTGGTTTTGTAAATACATTCGATGTCTTCCCGACACTGTTCAACAGATTCGGTTTTCAAACTGAGAAACGAAATACCAAATTTGTCTAACATGTACGACAAGAATATTTGATCGGCTACTAAACTCGAACAATCTCTTTGCTTAGAAATTTTGTTAGTACACATACTGCGCACAGCATCTAAACGAGTTCTCCAAAATTCAACTGAATCAATGTGGCACATCAGTGGTATCCTCCAATTGTGTGGTGTCTAAAAGATCATTTAGTTCAGCTTTAATACGCCTTGCTTCCGGACCTCGAAAAGTTGAAGCGTTACTAAGGAAGTACAAAACTACGTCTCGTGCGCTGTCAGCGCCGTACTCTCCGTTTATCGAGTTGAGTTCTCGCATAGCGTCAAGATACGGCTTAGCTGTATAGTGTGTATTGTACCAGTGGGATGCTATGTCAGCTGCAATGATATAAAGTGGTCGTGGGTCTTTTATCATTAGGATTCTCCAGGGTTAAAATTATGGTCTTTAATAAGAATAGACGAATGTGCCTCTTTACATTCTGAGCAGGTGTACCACACAGTGTCTCGTCCAAATGGGTCTTCTCCATAGTCAAGTATTTCGTCTACCTCAGACAACAAGTGTCGTTTGCTATCACACTCCAGGATTATAACGTTATCGTATTCCATTAGTAATCCTCATCCCATTGTTCACCTGCGTCTGCAGGATCAAACCCTGGTGGTGGAATAGGACCCGGGTCTGTCGATGGATCCATGAACTTATTACTATACATAGAATCTTTACCGTTGTCTAAAAGCATTGGATATTTTTCCAAAGCTTCAGCTTCAGTGGTGAACGAATCGAGAAAGCAGATCCTAGTCATACCGAAGTTAACAGAATGCTTTGGATACGACCCGTAGCCTTTTACAACAAAGCGATCAGAAGCTTCTACATGCAATTTGTAATAGTCAAATGTGCTATTCATTTTTGTATCTCCTTAGCTAGTCGTTCAATCTCACTTTTGTAAGATTCCAATTCGGAATTACGTATTTCAAGGTTTTTGTAGTCTTCGTAAGACACGTAGGTACCGTCTACAGCTTCCTCCATTTCACAATAGCAAGAAACCATAGAATCCATTTTAAAATCATACCGTGTTATACTCATTTCATTCTCCAGGATTAGATATAGTCTGCAGCGCAGCCCATAGGATCTTCGAAGTAAAAGTGCTTGTTGTAGAGTTGTTCAGCCTTATCGGGTGTCAACCCTGTAAGTTTTTCAAACTCTATACATAGCCATTGGTCTTCAAAATTACGCAGTACGTTGGTAAGCTCGTAAGGGTATTCCCCAGGTACTAACTTAATTTCCTTTGGTGTAAGAACTTGTTCGTCGTTTACGAATAGCTTACATCCTGACAGGGAACCCATTACTAAATCAACTTCTGTCCCGTCTGTTTTCTTGAACAGTATAGTACTCACTGCGTACGGGTCATGTGCTGGGCCTTCTTGCCCACTGTATACGTCAATGCTTGCCATTTTTATTCTCCAAAAAGACCTGTAAGTTTTTTACCTTCAAGTTCACTCAGCTTCCAACGTACTGGGTAAACCCCTGGAAGGTATACGATTTGATTGCCACTGTATCCGCATGAAGCCACTTTATGATGGACGTTGAAGATATTTCCAAAAGTATCCTTTACGTAGAGGTTACCATCATCAGCACGATAGGTACCCACAAGGTGTTCTGAGTCACTGGGAATAGCACCATCGATATACCCTATCCAATGTATTCTTTTGATCTCAGACAGCTCTGGGGTTTTCACAGGTCTATCCAGCTTAGCTGCATACTTGCTGATAGCGGGAACGCTTTTAGCGCGGCGAGATTTTAGTGAACGATTTCGTTTGCTGTCTTTCATTTCATTTTCATATGGTTGGTTGATACTGGCAAGGCTCGACGTCCGTGTCTGCCTTGACGCTATCTACTTTGAATTGAAATGAGCGATATCTAGTTCGTTAGCAGTAGCGATAGGCTCAACGATGTAGTATCCCCAATTTGACAAATCAAGTTCGCGGCGATTGTTTGCGGTTTTAAATGTGACTATACAATTGTCTTTCATCTCTTTCATCGCATCTTCAAATGTTTCATAAATATTGCGGTTATCTTTATCAAAGTTCATTTCTATTTCACCTCTAAAAGTTTTGCTTTACGTGGACGTTTAAAAAAACCAAATGTCGGATCATCTCTCGAAGCTTCAACATTAGCAACTAACTTGATAATACATTTTTCTGAACCGTAAACCTGTTCCTCAATAGAAGAAGGGCAAGATCCCCAAACCTTAAAACCCCTGACATCTCTAATCATAAGCTTTAAAGTTTGTGGGGAATTATACGTGTAACCATCCTGCCACTTAGTGTAAAGGACAACACCTTCTATAACCATCCCCTTGCCTTCAATAACTGGCTTAGCATGTTTTGCTTCCATTACCTTGGCAGCTTCACGTTCAATATCTTCAGCTACGATCTTCTTCACCAGGGACCATTGCTTAACACTGCAGTAACCGTACTGTCGAAATCTTTTACGGATATCCGTGACAATGTAGTGACTCCATGAAAGGATATCTCGGCGGTTAGACATCAAGGAAGCTAGGAACGCGTCACCTTTAAGCTTAGTCTTAATCATCTCTACGGTTCTACGCATCTTTTTATTCATGAACTCGTTGGCAGTTAAGTTGAGAGTATTCGTAGCACATACATGACCGACGACACAGTGTTCACCAGTATCTTTGTTTTTGAATATTGCACCGTACTTGAAAAACGTACCACAATGATCACAGGTATTAATGGATGCAAATCGACTATCATCACGACAAAGATTAGACACTGCGTACTCCTTACCATAAAATCCAACTTGCCCAGGAACATTGTTAGCTTCCTCCATGTTCTCACAAACCATCTCTGCTATTTCAGCTTCCTCTTCTGAACCTGAGGAATAATTCATTACTCCGCCAAAGTATCTCCATACCTCGGGATTACTAAAATCAAATTTATGGTATGCCATTTTATTCTCCAAAAATTAAAGGGTAACTACACGGGCTTTTTGATTACGAGAATTTCTCAATGGTAAAACTTTAAAATCAGCAACTTCTAGAAGAGTTTCAAAATCATTGAGAACTCCAATACCTTTCCATCCCCTTCCACCTCTCTGGGTCCTAAGTTGAGTTAATACAAAACTAACACTTTGGCCCTGGTAATTTTTACCATCTTCATCATGATAATTATCATAGAGGAAATCTAAAACATCATTTTGGAAAGATTCGCGTTGGGCTTCACTTGAAAATTCAATCGCCATTTTTGTATCTCCTATCTAGTTAACTTGCAAAATGTAACCGACAAATTATACCCCATTCCCTGGGACTATAACACGAAATTTTATGATAGATTCAAAAATACTGTTTAAGTGACTTAATTGCAGGGGTTTAGTACTTCTACGAATACAAACTGCTGTCCTAATACTCAGAATACTCAGCTGGGTTGATCCTGTCTACCCAGGTTGATACGTCAGAATTTAGTAATAGGTTAATAAGGGGCATAAAACGGAGCTATCTGGGTTGATCTGGGGAGGTCTCACAGCTTAACCCCTGGGATAGGTATACGTATCACCAGGGATTTTATGGTACACCCACAGGTCTCTCGTCTAAATCACGAAAACCTTCGACAATCCATTTAGATTCACGGAGACTTTTGGCGTCTAATGATATAGGTTGCTCAGGACATTGTGAATTGCCTTTCCCTATTTGCAGGAGTAGACAATTCCCAGTATTGGTATCAAAGCCTACACACACTACGTGAGGCCAGTCGTCGTTTGGGTTACCTGATCCGAGCAAGGTTCCACGGACTATATCTTTTCGTTGTCTGTTTTTCATTTTTGTACTACCTGTATTATTTCAATGTTACATTTCTTAGCTAGTCGTTCGCTATCTTGATGATAGTACTTTTCTTCGTACACGATCCGTTTAACACTGGTGTTTGACAATAACTTCATGCAGTGGATACATGGGTACGTTGTACAGTACGCTGTGTAGATAGAAGTGACGTCATGACATTGTAACAAAGCATTTTGCTCAGAGTGGATAGCTTCACACAGTTCAAGATCTTCTCCGCTTTTACTAGTAGATCCTTCACATGCGTACGGATGTACCCATTCAACGTCTAGAGAAACGTGTTGTATTGGGCTACGAAAATTGCAGTGTGGAAGATTGGCCGCTACTCCGTTATACCCAGTAGAAAGAATGTGATTGTTTGAATCAACTAAAACACACCCCACTTGTCTACGAAGGCAGGTAGATCTTTTTGAAATTATTTTAGCGATCTCTATAAAGTATTCATCGAATGTTGGTCTCATAACCGTCTAGCCTCATTCTGCATTGCTTGCGCTATAGACGGATGCATAATCATTTTCCCGTCACCAGTCCAGTAACAAGCTGGTTGTTTTGGAAGTGCGTGTTCAGACCAAGTATTAAATTGCTTCACCCACTGTATACCTATAAGTTCTTTAATAAAATCGCTTAGTTGGTACGTTTGAAGACTTTGGTCACTTTCAATTATTTGTATTTCGTTTAAAGTTTGCATAATCATTCCTCCAATGCTTTACTAGTATACACTGACATTGCTCTATGCCAATCTTCAGGATGCTTAGCTTCATTAACAATTTCGCCACACTCCAAAGGTTTACTTAAGTTTTTAATCACTACTTTTAGCTCGGTGATTTTGTTTTCAAGTTGTCTTTTTTCTTCACACAATGTATTGATAGCATTAGACCGTCTTGAATTTACGTTACTCATGATTAGTTCTCCAGGGTTATATCAATTCCAATCCAAGCATTGTTCTACAGTGTAACCATGGTCTTCAAACTCAGCTTGATTTTTATAAGGCATGTGAGAGGCATCTTTCATTAGTGCCTCCCACGCTTCGATCTCCGTAGGACTCTCCAACCAATCACATGGAGTGCCCGCGGGTGTTACTGGGATGTATGGCATGCTAGTCAACTACTCCTTTGAAGAACTCGTTCTTTATATCATCACGAAGACGACGGACGTTTTTTAAATACACTTTGTTGTACTCAGCACCGATTGTATCTTCCGTAATTCCAAGTCCTATACAAAGGTTAACAGAAAAGCATAGCATGTCCACAGCCTCTTCTCTCAACTTAGAAGTAGAACGGTATTTTTTATCTCTAAGTCTTCGACAAGAATCTTTCCATGGTTTGTGGATGTCCCTGGAGCCGTCGCCCAGGGCTTCCATAATTTCTGTGATTTCTTCCTCAATAAAGAATTTCATTTGGAGAATGTATCCGTATACTTCACCAACAGTTAAGTCTTCCGTGTACACAGGTTCTCTACTCAAGGCTTTCTGAAGTGTAGTTTGTCTACGAAATATAGAATCAAGCATTATTCAACCTCTCTTTTATTGTACTCGTCTTCAATTATTTCTAATTGTAGAAGACAATGACTTTTAATGACTTCGTAAGCTTCGGCGCCTACGAACTCTTCTCTACGTTTTGAGTACTGAAAACTTTCTTCGTTATAGTAGAACGTATCGTTCTCCTCTTTAGGTGGGTAGATGTTACTATTGCGTCCACTTAAAGCTGTCTTACAATAGAAGTCATCCCGTCCACCGATAGTTGCATACCGTGTTAACATCGGGTACTTGCGACAAAGTTCTACAAACATACGCATAGCAATAACGTTATCAGACATTGGTTGAATTTGTTCGTCAAGTCTAGTGCGAATGAAACTGAGGATGTCTTTAAGGTTACCCCTGACATAGTAAAATGCTGGAAGACACCTTGGTAAAATTGTCCTAGCATCTAGGATAGAGATTTCTCCAGAGTCAACCATTACAGAATATAGTTCCTTTGCCTGCTTGACAATATCTGTGAACCTGTCTAAGAACTTTTCATGAAAAAGAATGGTTTCCTTAACAAGCGCGGGATCATGCCTAAGATCTCGATCTGCTGTACACTGAGCAGAGAAACTTAAAGTACGATGCCGTATCAAATGAGTGACGTCGATTAAGTCTAAGTTGTCTATGCGAAAAACTAAATTGATAGTTTCTAACGCAGTAGGCAACATAAGACCGTCTAACGTATCGTCAAACAATTGTTTTCGTTCTTCCTGGGATAGATACTTTTCAGCGGTATCCCTCCAGGTAGCAGTGACCCAGTCAGGTATGTATGAGTACAAATCTTCTAAAGATGGTGCACTTAGAAGTGTAACGTCAATAGAAGCTAGGTGCGCTAAGATTTTCGTAGTAGGGGCTTCTTCTGTTTTCTTTTTGAAAGGCACAGGTACTATTGGAATTTCGTTATTAACTGGCATCGGAAGGTTCTCCATTGTAGTGAAGTTCGGCTAAATGCGCGAAGGTAGAAATGTCATGCCAAGTATCGACATGACTCGGGGTTACTGCTAGACGAGTAAGCTTGTTTACGATATCCCACAACATAGACTCATCCGTGCAATGCATCGGTTTTTTGTGCACGTCGGCGTACCGTTGTCGTAGTTGACGCATAAGGCTTGCCCTGAGAGTAGCTCCCCCAGGGTAATCACCATAGATTTTTCGTCTGTCTTGCATGGTAGTTTCCATACCACAATATGTTTTTCGTCTGTCTTGTATGACAGTTTCTCTATTAGAAGGCATCTCGTTCGTACTCATTTAAAAGTTTGAATAATTGTTTAATTCGATTCAGAGAATTTAGCACCACTTCCTGCATGTACCCATCATTACCAAGCTTAAGTTCATGACATGCATACTGATAGCATTGCATAGCATCCGCCAAGTGCACAAACTTAGATTCCACTGATTCACATAGTGTGTACTCAGTAATGGCATGTTGGCAAGCTTCCGGAAATTCTTTGATAGCTTCGACTTCAGCCTCGCGCAATGCTTCCTTAAGCTTTGGGTATAAACTCTGAGTTTCATGAGAAAGATCATTCGTTCTAGTCTCAGGCATATCATGACAAATTGCCATGATAGTTGCTTTGCCCAAGTCAAATTCGTATCGGTCATTCAAATCAATAAGAATGACCGATACAAAAAACGAATGTGATGCAACAGATTCATCATGAATTCTAGGAACGTTGGAGTACCTGATTAGATACTCCAGACGATATACCAAATCATAGAATTCTTCGTTGATCATTCCAGATTCTCCTCTTCTATGAACCCACTCTTTTCTTCTTCGAGTAGACTGTGTATATACTTCCACATAACTTTCTGCTTATGTCGTTGAAAGCTGGGGTTTGCTCCACACCACGCAGATACCTTTGCTAGTACACTGGTCAGATCATATAAAGATTTGCATACTACGACACCCGATTCATTAAGCATGAGGTTAAACTTATCACCTTCCCCATGATTTAACCAGACGTACACGATTGGTGTCCCAATTGCATACGCGTAACCGCATTCGAATAGAGTCCCTACGTCTTTAACATCAGTTACTGCAATTAAAAAATCACTATTCTTGATGGTCTTTAGATTGTCGAGAAATATTCTACGTGGGTCTGTTTCACCAGGGACAAACAAGCATTCGTCTTTAGGACTGTAGACTTTTAATTCGTAGGATTCACACATGCCTTTTATTTGATCAACAACAGCCTTCTGCATATCATTGAAAAATGGTGCTGCGATATACGTGTTCATTTGGTTTCCTTAAGAAAGCCGTTACGAAGTGCTGCAAGTACATAGTACTTAATGAATTCCTTGTCGTTCTTCTTTGGGTGATCGAGCTTAATCGCGGCGATTATTTTTCCGATGCTAAGCTTCTTTTTACCGACATGCTTTTGGATACTTGCCATGATTCCCTTACTAGCTTGCTTAACAGTAGAAGTTACTACGACTTCCATCTTAGTAGACTTTGATACAGTTTTCTTAGCCGGAGCTTTTTTAGCAACGGTTTTCTTAGCTGGAGCTTTCTTTGTCACTGTCTTTTTCGCTGGAGCTTTTTTAGCAGCTGACTTCTTCTTATCCGGGTTTAAGTAAGACTCTTTACCAGTTGAAGGAGTGAATGCTTTAACAGCGCCTTTTGAAGAAGGTTTGTTTGATGGTTTTAATGACATGGTTTTACCTTTTAGGTTAAGTTTAGAGTTTAGCTCAAGAACAAGATCTTGAGTTTTGCCTTTCGGGTCGACAATATATCGTCCACCCTTTTTGCGAAGATCTAATATTCCAAGAAGACCGTCTTGTACAGCTTCCATAAGAACAGTCTTATCAGCAATCCTAGCGTCGATGAATTCGTTCAACACATCGTAGAGAAAGTCTTCTATCTTGTGTACATTCATATCACTAATACTTGCTATTAGATCCTTTACAAAATTTGTTACTGATTCATCACTAGTTTCTGTGATGGGTACTATATCATTCGCGGAAGTATTTATGTGCTCAGCCAATGAATGTAGTTTGTGGATTGTAGTAGTCATGGTATTCTCCAGTAGGTATCGTTCTTGCATTGCATCGAGTAAATCTTTTTGAGTTATGTCTTTCCTACGTAGAACTCTTAACACCGTTTCATCGACAGTGTTTTGTGCAATTAGGTGATGGACTATAACTTTATTCTTTTGGCCTTGTCTCCAGATCCTTCGTATGAATTGTAAATAGTCACTTAGTTTCCAAGTCAAAGTATAAAAAGCAATATTCGAACAAGGACCTTCTTGTAAATTTAGTCCGTATGCTACGGAAGTAATTTGTCCGAATAGCAGCTGAATCTTACCGGCGTTCCAATCGTCTTCTATCTGAAAACTTTCTTCAAGGGAAACACCACCGCCAATGTACTTAGTCCCTGGGAAGTATTTCATCAGTAGTCTAAGTTCATGATTGAACTCATAAGCAACTAACAACGGTTGTCCCTGGAGTTCGTCTACTAATTCTTTAAGAGCTAGGATTTTGTCCACATGTATCATGTGCTCTGTTCTGTCTTTACCAATTCCATTGTATATATTTCCACCAACTATTTGTCTAAGCTTATTAGAAGCAGACGCACCTGACTCAGCCAGTATGTTTTCACCAGATTTTAATTCAAGTACAAACTCTTCTTCCATTTGTTTATACATAACATTAGTCTTATCACTAAGCTCGACGTCGATTCTCCTATATACAAGCGGAGGAAGATCTAACTCAGCATCACTGAACCTGAGAATGAGTGGCTTAATCTTATTGTAGATTATTTTCTCAGAGCCTCTTATCATTTCCCATTGGTATCCTTTGTGTCCAACTGGCATCATGTAATCTGTTCTAAACTTCGTTATGTATTTACCAAACGTATCACCGAGATCAAGAACATAGATTTGTGAAAAAATATCACCGAGATTATTAGGCGCCGGAGTTCCTGTTAGAATATGGCGTCTAGAAAATTCATTTAAAAGAGCTTTAAATTTTTTCTTACCTTTCTTACCACCTTTTAAGATCTTAAACCGTAAAGATGAAGTAGACTTTAAATGACTACTCTCATCACAGACAAACATAATTTTTCTTTTGCCTTTCCAGTATTTAAAATACTGTATTGTGAACCAGGGTAATCCTTCGTAGTTGAGAAGGTATACGTCACACTCTTCTTGTATGCCATCGTCTTTCTTAGGACCATGGAGAACTGTGTACGTCATATTCTTAAAGTCTTCCCACTTTTCAATTTCTTTTGGCCAAGTAGATTTCATTACCCTGGAGGTTGCTAATACGACTAGAATATCTACAGACCCTTTAGCTTGTAGAATTTTAAAAGCCTTTAGTATTATTGAAGTCTTTCCTAGTCCTGGGTCTAGGAACAATCCACTCTCTGGCTTACGCAGAATGAACTTTACGGATTTGTCCCAGTACTTATGTAAAGTAAGACTAGGCTTTTTCGTAGAGACGAATAGCTTCTTCGCTGCTTGTGCAAACATAGTACTCAAATCCCATTCGGTTAATTAGCTGAGCTATTATCTTTTGCCCAGTCCGGGGTTCTTCCCCAGGTCTTTTAAATTCAATAAAGAAAACTTTACCACCGTTCTTTAGAATTAGCCGGTCAGGCCAATGTCGTATATACATTTTAATAGCGGCGCCAGTCGCACGTGATTTTACGTACAACACAAAGTCACCTTCTATCTTTGACTCAAGATCATGTTCACTCGGCATATTTACAAGTTCCGCCTTTCTTTGGATTATGGAAACAGAACTTACAAGAGTCACCAGGGTTAGGCAAAAGCTTTTTGTCTAATAACATTTCTTTAGTACGTCTATTCCATTTAGATTTTAGTCCTGCGTACTCATCTCTGGAAAATTCTAGTGTAAGGGTTTCATCTTGATCTAAGTACCAAAATTCCACGTCAACAGATTCCGCCTCGGGGTAGTGGCTAAATGCACAAGTAGCATACAAGCTACCTTGCTTCATGTGGGCGTCAGTATAAATACGACCAGTTTTATAATCAACTACCGTGATAGATTTTTTGTGCTTAACTACTGCGTCCAAATAACTACGACACCACACTGTGTCCCAGGCTTGGCCGTGTGATGGTCCCCACTTTTTATCAACAGACAAGTCTAATTCTGCCTCAGCTTTATGCTTCCTTAGCATTCTAAATTCATGGCCAAACTTACTCAGCTCGTCTGGCATTCCAGTGATGTTACCCCGTACAAAACTCTCGCCTAGTTTGTGAATTCTATTGCCACGATCTAAAATGTAACTTGGCTCTGTGGGTGCCTTATCAATAGCTGACAGCTTTAACATATAATGACACTTAACATACTGAGAATACCTGCTGTATGACCAGGCTGTGACTGGAGCTTTCCTAGTGGTAGATTTTCTCATGATTGTTTCTCAGCTTCACACATGCAGTTTGAACACTGCGCGTCATCTTCAGCTTTTGTTTGTGCAATGCGAGAGCCCAAAAAAGCACCAAGGCCAACCAGTTTGGCCGCGTGATCTTCACAGCAATCAACTGGACCAGTTGGCCAATGCATTGTGATAGTTGCTGGGTATTTAATTTCTGTATTCATGATATATCTCCTGTGTTTTGTTTTCTGTTTCTAGCGAATAAATTTACTTACCCCATTTCTTCTGCAGCAATCATCGCTGCGTCCCATCCTAACCTGACGGCAGCTAAGTCATACTTTGACCAATGTGAATCTGTAAGACTATTGACGTAGTCAGTAAACTTCTTGTCTTCAGTATAAGTATCACTCATAATATTTCCGCCGGTTTAAACCATCTACCTTCAACTTGCACAGTCCTAAGATCAACTGGCGATTCTTGTTCCCTGGTGAACTCATCATCGTTGCCGTCAAGTCTAATAAGTCTACTCTCTAGGGCAATAGGTGCGTAGATATGTGTTCGTTCCCTAGTACTACTTTGAAAATACGAAAGACAAATGTCACGATCTAAACTCCAAAGATTCGCATCCGGGTCTGTCGTAACAGCAAGTAGCGCACCGTTTATGTTAATTATATACTCGTCAATTTTTTCTACACAGACAACTTCTTTTCCAGGTATGTTGAATCGTGGACTGCCTGTGTACCATGCTTTGCAGTTTGGTTCAATTTGTTTCATGTTAGTACCTCCTATTAGTCACTGTTGTCTCATGATAATGCCAGTACACACGTTTTCGAAAATCTTCGTACGTATCGTCATGTAAATTACGTTTTTGAGATTCCCAGTAAGATTTAGCTTTTTCTTCTTTGATAGTCTCAGCTAACAACTCGTCATTTAAGACAGTGTGTACTGGGCAACCATTCATAAAAATTACAAATGCTTTCATGTTAGTACCTCTTATTGCATATTTACTAACTAACCAAGCAGGTGCTTCTCCGTCGTTGTAATCATGTTCGTCAGGTTGGTCACAGGTTTCTACTCCGGAACCAGTAGGTGCGTCGACCCAAGTAAGTATCAAACCGAATATACTAACAGCCAGTATTATATAGCCCATTTCTTCACCAGTCATATCTTTATCCTATTTTGTTAAGAACACACTAAACTAAGTACCCATACCACGTCGATAAGCACAATTGATATTAGTATCATAAAGCTACCTACTAACGCAATGGCAAATAATGCACCTTTAAGTTTCTGAATATTCATATCTTTGTCTTCCTCGCTTGACCCCAGCTACGTCTAGCTACCTTACCATCCGTTAACATAGGGATATCAAATTCAATAGATTCCATTGCATCTCGTAATAAAATCATACCTTTCTTTTCATGTTCTACTGGGACAGTAGCCATCATCTCGTCGTACACCTGAAGAACTAAAAAACCATCAACGTCTTTAAGTGCCTCGGTGCTTCGTATCATTGCTTCTTTAGTACAATCAGCGCCGGATCCCTGGATTAAGTAGTTGACTAACTTGTAATGAAAGTCTCTTCGCCTTCCTTTAACAATAGCAGGTGGCTCAGTAAAGTATTCTCGACCACCCCATGTGTATATCGGGTTTCCTTTCTTAGACCAGTTTTGAATGTCTTTAATTACGTTGGTAATATCAGGGAGAGCGGCTCGATAAACTTTGTCTAGTTCTTTAGCTTCCTCTAGTTCACTGCGCATTGTGTGTGCTGTAGCTTTGAGACCCATTCCGTATATCTTGCCGAAGTTCATCGCCTTTGCTACAGTTCGTCCGTATGTCTGGCCAGTAAGATCATTCATAATTTTAGTAACCATGATGTGTGCATCTTCTCTGGGGTTTTCTAAGTAAGCTTGGTACAAGGCACCTTCTTCGAAGTGTGCAAGTATTCGCATCTCCTGCTGTGAGTAATCCCGGAGTAGGAACAAATATTTTTCATCAGGAATAATGTATTCCCGCATAAATGGAATCTCGACGTTTGTCAAATATCTTTTAGTACCTAAGACCCACACCTCTCCGCCTTTTACATGACGTGGTATGTTAAGAAAATTTGGTTTGCTACTACTAGGCCTTCCAGTCCTAGTGCCAAACATTGTCCCGTGTTCATCAGGTGTTCGTACTTGTGAGAACGTAGGATATACTCTACCGTTAGAACCTTCTGAGTTTGCTTGCTCTAACCATGGTTTAGCAAATGTACCAGTGAACGTTTCAAACATACCTCGGAGTTGTAATTCTAAATTTAAATCGGCGTCTGTGCATGCTAAATTTAAATTGGCAGCACTCGTTGAACGATTGCCTTTGTCTGTGTATACCCAGTCATCTATCTTTCCAGCTTTCTCTAAAGCATCCGCCAATTGTTTTCCTGTAAATATTTCTAAGTCGGGTGCTTTCAAAGTTTTTCGAATTCTGTCTTCCCTAGCTTCTTGAGTCTTGTTCCATTTCTTCAAGTCCTTAGTTAACCTGGGAACCGCAACTCTGATACCCCTGTCGCTCATAGCATTAAAGATCGGGAGACATTGTCTTTCCCTGGTGTACGCATCGTACATTCCTTTTTCTTTTATATACGGCAGAAAAAATTTGTATAGTCTTTCAGTACGAATGATATCGCCTTTTGCATATTTACTAACTAACCCAGCAGGTGCTTCCCAGATTCTTGCACCCCATGGATCTTTCTTAGTTCCTTTACAATCAGTATGTTCGAGTATCCAATCACGAACTGCGTCTTGTTCTTGTGGTGGCATATCCAAATGTTCATCAGCCAGAGGTTTTAGAGAAAGACTAGTTGCCCTGGGGTCATATAGATACGCAAGAAATAACGTATCATGAAAATCCTTTGGCCACGGTAGACTAAACTTCTTAACAGCCACTTCAATATCAAACCCGGCGTTGTGCATTAACGGCGTGTGGTTCTTAAAAATTTCGCGCAAGATTTTTTTAGCTTCTGTCTTAGTAGAGTTATTACCACCAGCTTTATGACCCCAGCTAAGATATTGCCACTTGCCTTCCCACTTAACTGCCAACCCAACCGGCTCTGGTGGATACTTTGGTCTGTGCTCGATCCCTTTAGTCTCGAAGTCAATTGGAACTATTTTTCCGTGTTGCATGATATTAATCCAATGCTACTTTAGACGCCAAGTACCTCGCTCTTCGTTCTAATCGAGTGATGAATGTACCTCGTTTAGACACTTTCTTTTCTAAGGCTATCAGTGCTTTGATATCTTCTACCTTAGTAACCAACATAATTTTTTCGTTGAATGTAACCCAGTTACAGTTTAAGATATCTCTCAATTCGTTGTCGTTCATTTCTTATCTCCAGTAAAGTAGCCGTCCCTGGCTGTGCAGGTTATTTACTAAACTTAGATCTACGTGCAGCTTTCTTTTTAGCCGGAGCTTTTTTAGCCGTAGCTTTCTTCGTAGATGCCCTTCCGCGTCTAGGCTTTGGTTTTGGTGCTTCGTCTTCTGTGTACCCAGAAGGATCAAAGCCGACTTCTAACAACTCACGTGCAGATTCCTGTGTGTTGATCAGCTTTTGAATATGACCAGGTTTGTTGATAACTTCTTCTACTTCAAAAGTTAACACGGGCCAATCGAAGTCGTCGTCGAAACCGAGTTTGGAGATTACACCCAGCAGTGGCCTGTTTAACGTTTTAGAAACACCACTAGCGTACTTGTCGAAATTCTTGTTACTAGTGGTTGGCGTACGAAGTGTTGCTATTTCGATGTCCTTAAGATCTTCGTTGAGATCATCGGCAGCAACTACAGCAATCAGTCGATGTTCACCGCAAGCCTTGCCTTTTCCACGAGCGCCTGTACCCCATTCAAAATGCGGACAGTCGTTACAATTGTCAGATTGAACGTTGGGGGAATTCTCGGCAGGAACCATGTCACCAGCTTCTGTATCGATTGAATAACACGCAGGTGTTGATGTATTATCCGGATCGTAGTCATTAACGTAGTACGTATTGAGATACACAAAGTCCACCAAAGCGACTTCTAGAGTTTCTCCAAGCTCGGTTCCCTGGTACGCAAACTCACCGCCCTTTATACTAATAGCTTGACTGGTGTCTGGTTTAACTCGCGCAGATTGGTCGGATGCTATTGCAGCCATTTGCTTTTCGTACTCAGCCATCGAAAGCATAGCTGTACCTTTCGTACTTTTCTTTTTCCTAACAGCAGTTTTTTTGATCGTCATAATAGTTCCTATCGTTTGGTGACGCTAAGGTCGTGTTTAACAAAAGACTTTAAGCCGGGGACCTTTTTGCCGGCATCAAGTCGTTCCCTGAATGCGGGATTCGAAACTCTGAATTGAAGAAGGTCTGTAGCTTTGTTGCGTTGAATGTATGCCCAGACTTTCTTTCGGTCTACTACTTCTGCAATAGTCGTTTCTGTGTGGGTCACAGTAGCTAAGTTGCCGCGAGCAGATTCCAACCCCAGGGATTTGAGTTGGTCTAAGACTAGTTTCTTTGCCGCTTCCTTATCAGCCTTTGCTTTCTCTACCTTGGCTGTAAGTTCCTTGACTTGTAGACTAACTCGTTGAAGACGGTCTATTAACGTTCCAATTTTTACTGTCATGATTTAATCCTCCCGCTGTTGTTAATAACATGTCGTTGCGTGATACTATCATTAGAATTACTCAGTCTGTCTAAGCAACACTGTAGTAAGTACCGGGCATCGTCGTACCTGACTGGAAATTTTACTGTAAGTTGCGCATCGAGCATTTGACAAAATTCGTCGTTGCTCATGTTGCGTATAAGCGATTTGTTCAACGGCATGTTACGTCTCCAAATAAACTTTCCTAATAACAATTGCGTCAGTTCCCAGGGGATGATCGTCATCCAACAAAGTTGCAATTGTGTTGTCCAATGCAGACTGAGTTAAGACTGTTGCCTTGAGGACTTTCAAACCATCTTTACGGGCGAGGATATCAAATGTTAAAGTTGACTTTGCTTTTGCTTTAGTAACCATTGTAGGTCTCCTAGTTGGTAGAAAAAATACAGCTGTATAGCTGTAGATCTATTGTATACATAGACATTCCATAGTAAAATTATATTTTATGTTACGAAATCAACTACTTAGAAGTGTCAGGATTATCCGGTACCAGCTGTAGTCGTTTATTCTTAAATTTACTGCCCTTTTTACTAGCCGAGAAGATCAATGACTGATCATAATCGTTAGCCCATTCCTGGTTGTCTTGGTCTTCCATCCACTCTCTATTGCGTATTGCGTATAGTTGTATCTGGCCTTTCGACTGGGTGGTGATACGACGATACTCAAATCCCGCTATCCGTAGTACACGTGACATTCCGGTGCTTGTCACTTTGTTGTTATTGTCGTACCCCTGTATTCGACATAACTCGAGTAAGTCTTTAGCGGTGAAAGTCTTGCGATCAATCTGAAGATCTTTCCACTTAAGACAATGACTAACGTTATCACGAAGTTGATTAGCGAAGTACTGAAGGTCTGAAGTCGAAAGTTCTTGCATACTTGATTTAGCTAAACTAGCCGGAGCAGGTCCTGCGTAATTAAAATTGGATACATCGACTTCGTGTAGTAAATGATGAAACAAAGCAGCTGGGCTATTTTCTAAGTCTGTTGACTCGTACCACTTTCTAAGTTTAGCGAATAGTGAATCAGGTGCAACTTTACGTGGTGTTTCATATACTGCGAATCGTCGATCAGTCTCTTCTAGGTATAGTGCATTGAGATGATTGGAGTTAAGAAAGAAGTTAGCGCAGTTTTGAAGTAGGTACGTTGGTTGATGTTTTTCGTTCACTGTTATCCATTCACTTGTGATCATATCCTTGAGAGTGTCCATCTCGTTTCTCTTATCTGAGCCCATGACTTCTTCACCAATTATGAACTGCTTCCCTTTAATCCATCCATTGAACGAACTATGTAGTAGATGATTACTTAGTTTTTCGTAGTTGTGGTGACCGTATAGCTTTGCGATAATGTGCGCCGTAAAAGATTTACCAGTACCTTGTTGAGTACCACATAAGAGAACAGCAGTTGCAAGTTTAGCACCAGGGTGTTGTATTGGGTAAGCAATCCACTGCATGAACCAATGATAGAAATCTTCGTTGCCTGCGAAAAGATACTCAAGCATCAATTCTTCCCAAGGACGTATCGAACCTTCGACTGGAGTAACTCCCCAGCCTTCCCATAAGTTCAATTCATTTGATTCTGTTATTTTTGGTTTTCCAGGTTTGTAGACAAGTTTTTCATGGTTCCTTCGTAGTGGCCATTTTCTCCAAGCTTTTGAAAGACTAATCTTAGTAACTTTGTCTTCAGAAGTGTGTTGAATAATACTTTTATTTTCGTACTTGAAATTTACTTGGGCGTCGGATAAAGCTCGTTTGTATTCTATGTCGTATGCACAAGCTAATTCATTAATTACGCATATCTCGTCATTGACTCTCCAAAGTTCTCGTGAAAGATTATATGACTCTGGTGATAAGTTCTCCAGGGAATCCTCGCCCTCGGCGACTATTAAATCATCGACTCCTTGCTTAGATCCATCAGCAGCATCAGGTAAATACAGCTGGTACACTATAGCACCTAAGTCGGTTAACTCACGACTGAGACGATGCATTGCCTGTGCTACTTTTGGATTCGTTGATAAGTCTGAATCAAACGCGATTATTGTTTCGCGTTGTTCCCAGTTTATTGATTGTAGTTCACTAGTGACATTGTGGTCTTTGTCGTAGAAACTCCAGACACCACCAAGACCAATACAGTTGTATCCAGCTTTGCAAGCCGTAGCGGATTTCTTCTCGCCTTCTACAATGTATATTGTTTCTTCAATGTCTTTATACACTTTAGTCCATGCTATGTACGGTGGTAAGTATACTCCGACCTCAGACCCTGGTGGTTGCCAATAGCGTTGTGGTTTTTTTGCTTTTCCAAACTTAGTAGGATCCCCGAGGAATCTAACACGACTGAATGAAGTTACTTTGCCATGTGAATTGAAGTATGGAATTTGATATGAATCAACAGATTTTTTTGTTAGTATTTTAGTTGCTGATGGTGAAAGGTATTTTATTTTTAGAAGTGTTATATCAGGTTTTAGTAAACCACTTCTGGCTAGATCGTCGGTGACAAGTTTGTTATAAGCCATTTGTATTTCCTATGTTATAAAGGTTGTCCCAGAGAATTCCAAAGTTGCATAGGAACAAATATGAAATTCCCTGGGACTGGGTTGACCGGCGCTAACCGGTTATGCGCAGTAACTATATTACTCGTATTAAGACCATTGTAAACTGAGTACGAGCAGCTATTTTTAAAAACATCAATAAGTAAAGTTAAGTGTTTGTTTCTTATGGTAAAAGCGTTTTATGAGAAGGGAAGTCCCTTGTAAGTTACTTGACAAACCTGTTGGAAAACAAACACTTGGGATTCATTAGGGACTTAGTGACTTTACTATATATATAATAGATAGAAATTTTATATATATATATCAATAGTATAAAACTAATAAAAATAATAAACTAATTTAAAAACGCGTATAAAGTCCCTTAGTCACTTTATTGTTACGCATCAACAGCTTAGATCGTATATTAGGAAACTCTAAAGTCGCTTAATCAGCTCTTTTTGAGTCTTTTTTTAGTCCAAAGGGTTTTAGAGCCCTTTTTTCTGACCCTTTGGAGTGTTCACGAAAACAGCACTTTCGTCCCTTTGGAGTGTTTTTTACCCTGGGGTTTACAATGGAACTGATATATGTACAATCTCAAACATACGTACATAGGAGATCGTATCAGTCATGCAACTCATTGTTTTACATTCACTTAATGCCTAGCAAGGCCCCTCAGAAGAAGAGAACCGCTGGTAAGACAGGCTCCGTTACGAAAAACGTACAGTCGATGCGTACACGAGCGATAGCTAATCGAATTCAAAACCAAGAAGATCTCCGTAACCGAATTGCCAACACTAAGCTGATGAATGACGTTGAGGCGTTACTAAAAGACGTTGCAAATATCAATAAACTTCTAAATAGTCGGAAGCGTAAAAACATTACTACTGAGGAAAAAAACTTCTTCTCCATTAAGCTTGATGCATTAAAGATCTCCATTAACATCAAGTTCAAGCTATTAGCTAAAGTACTTCCTGATTTAAAATCAGTTGAATTATCCGATCCCAACGGCAACAATCCTTTTGCAGAGTTTGTTGAGATGATTACAAAGGCTACTAAGGATACAATGAAGTGAGTGCAACTGCAGAAGATCTCTATACTGTACTAAGAGAATCTAAACAGCGTGCATTTAATAACCCATTGTGGTTCCTTAAATCAATACTACACGAAAAACCCGACCCATGGCAGATTGTTGTTATAGAAGCTATTGCTGATGTACATCGTAAGATTAAAAAACAAAAGACAGTTGTTAATCACAAAGGTTTGAATCGAATAAGTATACGCTCATGCCACGGTCCTGGTAAAACACATTGTTTAGCCCAGGTGATTCATTGGTGGAATTACGTTTTCTATGGTCGCATAGTGTGCACGGCCCCTAAAGAGAAACAACTTAAGACTCGCCTCTGGCCAAGGTACCGTAAGATCCTACGACAAGCGGATTCCTCTTATGCAAACATGATCAAGGTAACAGCCACTGAGATTAGAATACTGAATGACGAGGATTGGGGATGCACGGCAGAGACAGCCACTGACCCTGACAACCTTTCTGGTTACCATGATGAACCTCAGCTATTCTTAGTTGATGAGGGTTCCGCTAAAGTGTTAGACCCCATGTTCCCAGTTATAGAAGGTACACTCTCAACGGCTGGCTCTGTGTTAGTCATGATAGGTAACCCCACTAGAACAAGTGGTGAGTTTAGTAATTCACATAACAAGCCTGGCATTAAGGATTTGTATTTTAAGATGCATATCAAACCAGGTGATTCTCGTTTCATCGATCCTAGCTGGGTACGTGGCATGGCTAGGAAGTACGGCAAGAAGTCACCAGTATACCTTGTACGTGCTAAGGGTGAGTTTGCTAATACAGAAGAGAACCAGCTCGTTGCATTAGAGTGGCTCGAGGAGGCTAAAGGCCGAGAACGTGATACTGATGGTTCAATACCTAAACTCCGTGTATCAGTCGACGTTGCCGATGGTGGTACAGATGAGACCGTTGTGACAGCGGCACTACACTACCATTCGTTCACTAAGTACATCAAACAAAGACGTTATAGCTTTGCACCTGCAGTAGCTCCCATTGAATCAGCACAAGCCGGTGCTAAGATGTTTAAAGAGTTCGGAGGTGAGAAGAACTCTGATGATGATTTAGTCATAGACTCGATTGGTGTTGGTGCTGGCACAGCAGGTATTCTTATTAAAGGTGGTTATACAGTTGTTACGTACCGAGGAGGGTCTGGCTCTGATGATACAAAGATCTGGTCTAATCGACGTACTCAAACGTACATGGTATTCAGGGATGGGTTACGAGATGGAACTATCGACTTCGCAGACGACTTCCACGACGATGAGGAAGACTGGGAAGACTTTACCGCACAGACTTGTTCTGTACATTCCAAGCCGGGTGTAGAGAGGGTTGAAAACCTGGAGACAAAAGAAGAGATGAAACGACGAAACATTAAGTCACCTGATTTGACTGACTCGGCTATTATGCAACTTGCTACTCAGATACCAGAAATGGCGCCGGTTGATATGGGAGTGCTAACACTATTCGGGGAGGTATCTGATAATGGAACTTGGTAACTTAATCCCTGATGTCTTTAAATCAAAACCGCCAAAAGTGGAGAAAGCCTCCGAGGTAGCTTTTGCAGGTGATTCCCTTATACTGCCTGGTATGTTTACGGATTATAATCCTGATGATCTTATGACTCGTAAGGGTTACACCATATACAAGAAGATGATGACTGACGAACAGGTTAAAGCTGTTATACGTTTTCATCGTGATGCAGTAACAGGTCGTGAATGGTCATTTGAAGATCACCCAAAGCTTTCAGACTCTGAAAACAAGAAGCGTGCAGAGGTACTCGAAGGTATACTACAGAAGATGCCGGGTTCGTTTAAGACTAGGCTCGACATGATTATGTCGTCTTTATATAATGGATTTAGCTTAGTAGAGAAGACATTCCAATCAGTTGAGATTGATAGTGTTACCTGGGTAGGTATTAAATCGCTACGACTAAAACCGTTTGAGACGTTCCATTTCTTAAAAGATAAGTTCGGTGGATTAGAACAATTAGAACAACATATCTCTGGTAAGGAGATCTCACTTGATATCACTAAGTTTATTCATCATGTCAATAACGCAGACGTTGATGAATACTACGGTCAGAGTGAGTTACGTGAAGCGTATCGAGCGTGGTGGTCAAAGGATACAACCCTCCTACTACAAAATATATTCCTCGAACGTGTGGCTGGTGGCTTCGCTTGGATTAAACCAGTTGGCGAGAAGACATTATCAGTTAATTCCACTGACTATACGAACTTAGTTAACGTCATGTCTTCTATTAAGTCTAACTCTTCGATGATACTACCATCCGGGTTTGATTTTAATCTTGAGCATCCATCAGATACTCAGGCGTTTGGTCGTGCAGTACAAGGACATGATAAGTCAATAGCTAAATCGTTATTGATGCCGAATCTGCTAGGTTTATCCGAGCAAGGTCCAAATGGTTCGCGAGCTTTGGGAGATACCCAGGTTGAGGCGTTTCTTTGGGTGCTTGACTCGGAGGCTGGCGGATTAGAAGAAACGGTTAACGAACAACTCTTCACAGACATAGCTGAGCAGAACTTTCCTGATGGGTTATACCCACGATGGAAGCTTCATGACCTTTCTAAGAAGCAACAATTTGAAATAGTATCTAAATGGAGTGAGTTAGTGAATAACAACTCTGTTAAATCTCGGCCATCAGATGAAGATCACCTACGTAGTATACTCGAGTTTCCTAAAGTTGATCCTAAGGACGAGGAGAACAACTCAAATGACGTTAGTCCACAAACAGCGTTGAGTGGAGTTCAGGTAGGTGCTATGGCGGATATCGTTGAGAGAGTAGCTACTGAAAAGATACCTAGAGAAACAGGAGTCCAAATACTAGTAGTATCATTCCCAGTTGATTTAGAAACTGCTGAAGAAATAATGGGTGATGTTGGTAAAGGCTTCGAGCCTAAAGCTCCTGTCCAAGTTCCTAGTACACCAGGGACACCAATACCGGGTGAAGAAGACGATGATAATGATGACGTTGATCCTAATGAAGATCCAGACAAACCTGATGAAACGATTATTGGTAAATCAGGCCAAAGGATAGTCTCTAAACTTGAGGCAGCAAACAATCGAGTAGCGTTCGCTGTCATTGATAAGAACTCACAACAGATTGAGGAAGACACTGTACCTGAGTTATCCAGTATAGTTATTGGTATTGTCAAGCCAACAACGGATCACATACTAACTATGAAAGTTATTAAGCCAGGTGATTTAGAGAAGATCAAACTGGATACTGAATCAGTCAAGAAGCTTCGTTCAGCCGTACGACGTATGCTAAATAAAGCATGGGCACTAGGCGAGAAGCATGCTAGGAGAGAAATTGATAGAGCTAAGGGTGTCAAGATGTCATCTGGGTTTGTACGTCTTGATGAGGATGCTGCCGAGTTCTTCGATCAAAAATCATTTACGATGACTGGTAAGATTACTAACGACATGAAAGCAATCGTCGAGAATATCCTATCTCAGTCAATTAAATCTTCACAAACAATACGTGACACAGTCGATAATATATACGTGGCGTTTGCCTCTGAAGGTTTTATCACTGGTGAAGATGCCCAAACTGAGATGGCTGGTTTACTTGAAACCAAGACCGCAGCAACCACAGCTGCTAGACTAAACACTATTGTTAGGACTAACTCCTTTGAAGCTATTAATGAAGCTCGGTATTCGTTCTTCACTGACCCACTACTAGATGACTTCGTAGAGGCTATGGAATACTCCGCTATTCTTGATGGACGAACAACTCAAATATGCCAACATCTTGATAACCAAATCCATGCAGCTGATGGTGAAGTTTGGGATGGTCCCTGGCGTCCACCTAATCACTTCAACTGTCGTTCTCTTTTAATACCAGTAACGTCGTTTGACAAGTGGTCTGAGAGTCCATTTCCTACAATTAATCCGCAAGCTGGCTTCGGAGGCTAGATATGAAACTTACTAAATATAGAATGATCATGAGGCGCATTGACTTAGTGACTGAGTGGTTAAAAAATAAGGATCCTGAAGGTATGTCGATGCTAAAGGCAGCTAAGAACAAAGTTGTTGAGTATCAAATATCTGCAGGTGTTATTTTAGTTGTACTAATAGCCCTGGGGTACTTTGCATGAACAAACTATTAAAAGAGATATTCGCAGTTGGGACCTGGAATGGTTTCAACTTCACACTTAACGACTTGAGGAAGATGACCAACGCCTTTAATTCTCTCAAAGATGTTTTAAATGTACCTCTTAAGCTTGGTCACAATGACGAGCAACCAGTATTAGATGGACAACCAGCTCTTGGTTGGGTTGATTCAATGAGTGTTGATGAAGCTCAGACACCTCCCAAGCTTGTAGCAGAGTTTATAAATGTCCCCGATGTAATGATGACAGCTTTTGATAAGAAGTTATATCGGGACGTTAGCATTGAATTGGATTTCGATGTACAACACAAAGGGAATTTTTATGATTTCGTCATAACGGCTATTGCCATACTCGGTGCGGATATCCCTGCCGTGAATGTGCTTGACGACTTGGGTGCTTTAATGTCCAAGAATAGCCGGATGAGTTCCGCGACGTTTTCGTCGGTTGGTGACCATTTATGTTTCTCAATGAACCCTCAATTATCAGGAGATAATTACATGCCTTTAACAGCAGAAGAGGAAGCCAAGCTACGCAAAGATCTCGCGGAAGCGACTGCGTTAGTTTCTTCGACTAAGACCCAGTTTAGTACACTGGAATCCCAGGTGAAAGACCTGACAACTAAGGTATCTGATGCCGAAGCAGCCACAGCGAAAGCCGTTGGTCAATCAGTAGTAGACGCCGCACGCGTGAAGTTCATAGCGTTACTTGAAGGTGCAGTGAAGAACAAAACCATCACTGTCCTTCAACGTGAATCGTTTTCTAAGGTTCTCGGTATCGATGACGACGAGCGTGTCGTTAAACTGGTAGAAGCTGATGTCCTGGCTTTACTACCTACCCAGCCAAAAGACGGTAAGTTTTCCAAGCAAACAGGCGAGGAAGACGACGACGATCTTGATACTGGCAAGGACGCTGGTTCAGAACTTTCACAGAAAGCCTACGCAATTATGGAGAAGAACAGCCAAATCGATTTTGGTCGTGCTTTGACTATTACGATGTCGGCTAACCCTGAACTGTCTGAGGAATACAAAGTTAGTAACGGGGAGTATGCATAATGACTATTCAGAATAAATACGATTCAGTTGCTATCTCAGCTGGTGCTGACCTTTCAGCTGGTCAGTACAAGGTCATTAACATCGGTGGAACATTAGCTCTCTCGGGTGCTACGTCTTTCGGTATTCTTCAGAACAAGCCGGCCGCTTCTGGTCGTGCAGCAACTGTTGGTTACACTGGTATTATGAAAGCTCGAGCTGGAGCAGCTATCGCTGTTGGTGCCGGACTTGACGTAACGAGTAACGCCGCTGGTGGTGGTTGGGTGATCACAGTCACCTCTGGTTCCGCTGCTGTTGGTAAAGCTCTTTACGCCGCGAACTCTGGTGATACCTTCACTGGTCTTTTCAACTTTGCTGGTGGATATCAGCCTTAACCGGAGACAATTATGAAACGGAAATTTGGAGCAACAGCAGAGAATACTCACGTAGACGCATTACTGTCGAACGTGGCTATTAACTATCGTCCGGAGGGAATGATCGCTGATTTGATTTTCCCGATGGTTCCCGTCGCAAAGCAAAGCGACTTTTATTCGATCTTTTTACGGTCTGATGCTTTACGTGTAGAAGAATCATTGCGAGCACCTGGTACTGAAGCTAACGAAATTACTCGTGAAGTTTCAACAGCTGCGTATTTTGCAAAGAATTATGCACTGAAATACGGTGTCACTATCGAAGATCGTGCGAACGCAGATCCAATCTTTGTGCAGCAGCTTTTAAACGGTCGTGTTGAGTACATCATGGATAAGCTAATGCTGGGTTGGGAAACTCGTATCGCTTCCCAGGTGACCAGCACTACCAACGTTGGTAGTTCCGCAGCTGTAGCATCAGCATGGAGTGATCTCACTAACGCTGACCCACTTGGTGACGTACAAGCAGGTATGGATAATATCCAGGATTCAACCGGCAAGCGAGTGAAGCGTATCGTGTTCGGTGATCTTGCCTGGCGTAACTTCCGTCGCAACACTGCAATTCGTAATTTGATTTTCGGTGTTGATAACGGTGGTGGATATCCTAACGTAGCTCAGGTTAAAGCATTACTTGAAGTCGATGATATCCTTATCGGTGGTGCATACCAGAATACGGCGAACGAAGCTCAGGCTGAAGTGTTGGCTCAAGTATGGGGTGATAACGTTTTGCTATTCCATACCCCTGCTAGTCCTTCGACTGAACAACCTGCATTTGGTTATTCGTTCCGTTGGTCTGCTGCTGGGTTACCAAACCTTCAAGCAGAACGGCATCCGTACGATTCACGTAAGAAGCGTGAAGAAGTTGAAGTCGGATATTACCAGGGTGAAGAGATCGTCGGTGCAGATTACGGTTTTCTAATCGCTGATACTCAATCGTCAACTTAATACTGAGTTGACTTAGAACCGGAGTGGGTCACTGTTAGCCCACTCCACTTTAACTGGAGATACAAATATGTTAGTACCTACTAAACAAGATCCAAATCGTGAAAAGGAACTCAAGCGTATCAAGGAAGAAAAGAAAGCTCGTGATAGCGCGGGAACCTCAAAACCTCGTCAAGGCGTTTAGCCGGGAGTTGCTGGAATGTTAATTATCATGCACTGCATGGGAATGCCATTTAATGGCACCACTATAGAGACTGAGTCCCTTGGGGGTTCAGAGTCCGCGGCATACTATGTCGCTAAACATTTGGCAACTATGGGTCACAAGGTGATGTTATTCACCACCCACAAAACTGAAGGCGAATGGGATGGCGTTCGGTATCTTAACGTTGGAGAAATTGACCAACAGCATCCCCTGGGTTTTAACTTTCACTTCTACGCAATGAACACACCACATGACGTTTGTATTATTCAGCGTCACCCATTGGCGTTCGCACACAAGTGGGCGTCGAAGATTAACATTTGGTGGACACATGATCTGGCATTGTACCGCCAGGCTGAGGCTGTCAATTCAATGATGTGGAATGTAGACGCTGTGTTCACGGTTAGTCAGTACCATAAAGATCAGATCGTTGAAGTATACGGATTTAACCCGGAAGTTGTCTATCCAATTCTTAATGGTGTTGATCGTTCGATATTCTCGAAACCTTCACCAGGGAAAGATCAACGAATAGACGGCCAACTCGTCTACTCCAGTCGTCCTGAGAGAGGTTTAGTCAACTTAGTTAAGCCCGGCGGCATCATGGAGAAACTTGGTAATGACTATACACTAAAGGTTTGTTGTTACGAGAATACAACTGCTGAAATGGCACCAGCTTACAAGGAACTATATGGTATGGCTGAGGCGTTACCAAACGTTGAACTACTCGGATCTTTAAATAAATCAGAACTTGCAGTTCTCCAGGAACAATCAGTGGCGATGGTTTATCCTACGACCTTTGAAGAAGTGTCGTGTATTACTGCGATGGAAGCAATGGCTGCTGGGCTACCCGTCATCAGTAGTTTTCATGCCGCACTACCTGAGACTTGTCGTATCAGCGAAGGTGTTGTAACTGGTGCCGCACTAATCACGCTCAAGGGTGATGGGGTTGTCGATGAGGACCTTTTTGTTGACGCTGTTATAGAAATTACGAACGACCAGGCTGGTTGGGATATGATGCATAAAGCCCAGTTGGAAATGGCTGAGTATTATGATTGGTCGGCGACGGTTGATTTCTTCGACCCTGGTATAAA